AAATTCTAAGTGTTGTAATCTATCCATGTACCAATCTGGTCCTGCTGTTTGACCTTTAATTTCTTCCATAGAATTTACGTCAACAGTTTCATTACCCATAGGTGTATTAATTGTTTCTTTCATATTTACATCAATTCCATCCATAATACCACCTCTAGATTTTCCAGATGCCATGCTTTCTTTCATAGCTTGAGCCATAGCTGATGCAAAATCTAAACCTTCGTCTTGTAATTCTTTTACTCTTTCCATTAATCTGTCATCAACGGATCCACCATCTTGAAGTCTTAGTTCTCGGATCGGCATTGGTTTATATTTATCTTCTAATGCTTCTAAAGAATCTAAACCTTCTACTGCATAATCAAATCCTTCATCAAATTCTTCTCTTTTTCTTTTTCTTCGTTCTCTTTCAGTTTCTCTTTCAGTTTCACCACCATCTCTTAATCCTAATGCTGCTTTAACTCTTCTTTCATATTCAGTTTCTGGTTGTTCTTTCATACTACCAATATCTCCATATTGTGTATCACCCATCATAATTCTTCTTGAACTATCTCTAACACTTTCAGGTGTAATCATATCCATAGATCTATCAAGACCTAATATACCTAAACCTTCTTGTTCAAATACTTTTTCTGCTTGTAATTCTGCAACTATATCTTCAATAGACATTTCACTTGCGTCGACTCCTGGAAATTTTTCATAAAACCTATAAAGAATATCATTATAAGCTTGTTCAGCTATTCTATTTCCTTCAATTTGCATTTGTTGTTCTGGGGTTACCATACTTTTTTCTGTTAAAACCATGTCACCTTCGGCATAACCAACTCTACCGCCGGTTCTATATCCGTATGTGTCTAACATAGAATCAACTTCATCCATGTCCCACGTTCCGGTGTTCGCGTAAATTTGTCTGATAGCTGCTCTTCTACCTGCTTTGTCATTAACACCTGACTCTAACATTTGTCTATTGTAGTCTGCTAATGCATCTTCATTTAATTCTGCTGCTTTGATTCCGTAATCAATTGCTCCTTGCGTACCTACTACTTTAGCAGTATCCATTAATTGTCCTGCTTCAAATTGTGGATTTAAATAATTTGATTTTGATCCTTCAGTAGCTGCATTACCAAGTGTTTCTAAAATTCCTTTTTTTCTAGTCATTTCTGTTATAGATGATGGATCGCCCATTGCAAATCTTTCGGCTCCACTACCATATGCTTCTCCAAATTGTCCAAGTCCTTGACCTATTGCTTGAGGAGCTGCTGCTAATGCACCTGTTCTAAAAATATCTTTTAAATCTGCTTCATCATCTGTAAGACCTTTAGCTGCTGATGCTGTTAAAAAAGAATTTGCTGCTGCACCATAACCTTTTAATGCTGTAGATGCGAATGGACCCATACCAGGAATAGCTGCTGCTATATAAGGTACATAAGGTCGTACCTCTTTAGGTATTAACTTTTTAATTCTACGTCTTATTCCTGAAAAAAATCCCATAATTTATATCTCTATTATATTGTTGAATGGCAAGTTAGCAACGCTTGTATATATGCTGGTACCAACCATTTTACTTGTTTTTATGCTCTTAGTCAATCTAGATTATGTTAGTATCTGTGCCTAAAGGAAGGCCCATAACCTTAACATGTACGCTCTTAGATATGTGTTCTTGTTTAGTATTAGTATGAGGACTATCTACGTCTTCTTTAGCCTCGTCTTCTGATAGATATTCTCTACCAGATTCTAAATGTTTTATAGTAATCTCTACTCTAGGTTTATATTTTAAGACCTGTTTACCATCTACTGTTATATATTTAATCTCTTCTTCTTGTGCTATAATAGCCATTATCTATCCTCTCTATTAATTTCTAGTAAACTAATTACTACATCTGGTCCTGTGATATCAGATAAAAATCTAAGCTCATCACTTTCTTGTAGTATTAACACGTTGGTTATAAACTCTTCGTTTGCGTCCGCAGCTAAAGATGCTTTATCATAAAAATAAGTAGTAGCACTTGTACCATCTTTAATTTTTATTTCTAAAGCAGCAGCACCTGCTCCTTCATTAAAAATATGAATAGATTTAACTAAAGCTCTTGAATTACTAGGAACCGTATAAGCTACATTTTCTGTAGTTGTTATTAAATCTGTATTTATTTTTTTATATATGTTAGCCATTAAACCAAGTAAACCTTTCTGAATCTTCTTTTAACTGTGTTAAAAATGTAGAGTTAAGTTGTTCTACAATAGAAGAAAATGATCTGTTAATTTGTCGTTGATTATCCTCTGTGTATTCTTTTTTTGGTTCTGGTAATCTTACTGCTATCTTTGTCATTATCTTCTACCATCTGGTTTTAAGTCAGCTTGGAAAGTACCAAACCTCCAACTTTGTCCAGCTCCTGTGTTCTCAATTTTAATAGCTGCATATCTACCTCGAGCTCTAGTACTAACAAATGTAGTGGCAGAGTCAATAGTAAAAGGACTAAAAGAAGAAGCACTATTTAACTGTGCTGGATAAGGTGTAACAGATACATTAATGACTGCATTGCCTATTAAGTTTTTAAAGTTAGGTAAAAATCTACCCATAGATAAAAAGTATTCTCCAATACCTTGATCTGTTTGTAATGCAAAATCAAAAGATTCTACAAAAGAAGTTAACGTTGTAGTAGTACCATTAGGATTAATTTGATCTGTGCCAGTTTCTTGTTCAAAAAATACTGTTTGACCTAATCCTGTTTCTCCACCTATGACTGGAAAGCTTCCTGTTTTATTACTATCAAAAGAAGTTGCATAAGGTTTAGGATATACAGATGTGTCCATCCAAGTTGTTCTAATTGAATTAGAATTAATTCCTGTGTACCAATTACCCATACGAACCGGTTCGTTTGTCTGACCATAGTTATAAACTACATATCTATCATTAAATTCAGAACCTTGTGATGGGTACCACCAAGTAACTTCCGTAAATAAATTATTAATACCTGCATTAATTTGTTGACCTTTTGTTGTATCAGCATCATCAAATACATAGTCTTCTACACTACAAGGTAAAGTATTAACAGTACCATCAAAAGAAAAGAAACCATTATTAGACATCCAATATGCAACACCATCAATTTCAATAGCTGCATTCTGTCCAATCAATCCACAGTTAGTACCAACTTGTTCAAATCCAAATGTAAATGGAGCTCCAACAAATTTCATCGTGTATAGTGCATTATCTGTCCACACTAAAATATTTTCTTTAGCAGAAATAGCTCCCATAATTTTTGTACCATCTTGTAGTCTTTGAGAACCTGCTGTGTTTACAGCTTGAATAGTATACTCATTTATATTTTCTTGTTCAGAAAATCTAATTAACAAATCTTCTTGAGTTGTAGGTGTACCTATTGTGGCTTCTGTTCCAAAATGAATTAAGTGTCTTGTTGTAGGAGATACTAAAGTTAATCTTGTTTTGTCTGGGTTATTAGTAGTTGGAAAATTTGTTGTTAGTTGTGATGCACGTGTTGATAATCTAGCTGCATCGCCAGAGTTCCATGTAAAAGTTTTACCATTAAAAATAGATGCAACTAATACTTCACCAAAACTACTCAAAGACCAAAGTCCTGGTTCAAGTGTTACTGTAGAAGCTACTACTGGATCACCCCAGCCTGTCCAGTCTGTTGCTTGAGTAACAGTTGTACCTGTTGTTGTACTTGTTGGAGCTGTTGTTCCTAATTGTGATCTGCTTACTGTTGTTAAGTTTCCAGGAGCGGCATCACTATTTCCTGTGTAGGTAACTAATTCTGATGTAGTAGCATAGCTACCTGCACTAAAATCACCAATTAAAGCTGTACCACTTGCTGTAAAATTTTGTGAGTCAGCTAAAGATATAGTTGTATCTGCAGCTGCAATAGTACCATTTAAAGTGCTTGACGCAGAACCTTGAACTGTACCACCATATTGTCCTACACCAAATCCATAACCATATGTTTGTGCTGCTGGTCCTACTCTTGCATAAGGATTAATAGTACATGTTCCATTTGTTAAAGTACCTCCACCTGCTTCTTGTGTAGGTGAAGTAATTGTAAAAGTTGTGTTACTAGGAACTGTTATAACTTGATAAGGTTTATCTAAAAAAGAAGCATTACTTAAACTAGAACCAGAGGGTATTGCAAAAGCAGAAAAAAATACGATGTCACCTTCTTTAAATCCATGAAGAGTAGATCCTGTAGTTATAGTAATAGAAGTGTTTGCAGTATTTGTAACTACTGTAGAAGCTAAAGCAATTACAGCTCCGTTTGAATCTGTATCAAAAGGAGTAATATCATGAAGACCTCCTTCAAAATAACAAATTAAAAATTTATCTGTACCGAGAATAACATATCTGTTTCCACTAGTATCAACTATAGCATGTTGTTTTCTAGCTACACCAACAATAGTATCAGGTAATAAAGATTGCCATCCACCTACTTTTTCTGGTAGTCCATATCTAAATCTAACGTTGTCAGAATCAATCCAACGACCAACAGCACCAACACTAGTGTCTTGTTTGTCAATTCCTGGTGCAAATTTAATTTGTTGAAGAGCCATTAATTAGCTCCTATGTATTGTTTGATTTTTGTATCCAACCTTTACCTGCAATATTTGTATATATAAAAGTAACCGATTGATTGTTAGTAGTTAAGTCTAAAGCAGTTGTAGCACTGTTATAATTTAAACTGTTAAAATTTACTGTACATTTGTTTGTAGCAAATCCATTTGCAGAAGAAGCATCCATAATAGTTATTTCATCTCCTGTGTTTGGTGCAGCTGGCATTGTAATAGTTACAATATTAGTTTGAGTGTCTACAAAAATTTGATCTCCAGCAACAGCTGTGTAAGCTGTAACAGTAGCAGAATTAATTCCTGCATATCCTTTTTTTAAAAAACTACCTAATGTAGTTAATGGAGTATTTCCATTAGAAACTAATAACATAATAGCTAATTGAGGAACCGCAACACTTGAAGCTGCCCCTGTAGTTAAAACAGAAAAAGTAAAATTAGCTGCAGTTCTATTTGTTGCATCTTCTATAATAAAAACTCTAGTCGCATTTCCACCTGTTGTAGTGGCAGGCATTGATAGAGTTGTATTTCCTGTTAAAGATCCTGTAAGTTTTAAATAAAGATATTTACCATCCGCGGTCGAAGATCCATCAGCTAAACTTAATGTTTGAGTAGTGCTATTGATAGGAACTTCTACATATGCTGTAGCAGTTTCTAAAACTTGTAAATTTGTATTTTGAATTGCTCCCCATAGACCAGCTTTTTCACCGGTTGCTACAAGTTCTAATGATAAATCGTTTGAGTATGATGATGCCATAATTTATTAATAAGGTTTTATTGGTGTCCATACCATAGTTGCTCCTGGTATGATTTCATTCCAAGTAATAACTCCACTTTCTCTAGTTCTTAAGGTTAATGGAACTCCAGTAACGTTAACTAATGCGTTACCAGTAACAGTTATACCACTCGTTGTACGCAACGTCAATTGGTTTTGAAGGTTAGTAGGATTGATTACAGCGCTACCTCCAGCAGCTAATGAAGCATCCATCGTACTTAATGTTAATGGTGTTTTAAGATTTGTTGCCGGAACAATACCTGTACCTACTACTGTAAATGTTCCAAATTGAGCTGTTTTTAGTTCTAAAGGGTCTGAAGCAGTTACAACATTAATAACAGTTGTTTCTATTCCTACAGGTCCAAAACTTAAAGTTAAGGGAGCACCAACTATACTAATATTAGCATCCCCTAAAAATGGAGAAGTAGAAAATGGTTGTGCCGAAAATGCGTCTTGTCCTAATAACATATAAAATCCTTAAAAGGAGGCTGTAGGTATGGTGGAGTACAGCCTCCATCTAAAGATTATATCATCGTTTAAACCAAGAAGGAAGACCTAAATGAGGACGCTTGTCAAACATATTATCTTTAGCACCAACTGTTTTACGGTTGTTATAATGCAGAAATGCTTGAATACATTCTTTGCCTTTAAACTTGTTTCGCCAATGCTCTAGTTCACAGCCAGAATAGACTAACATATCTCCAGGTTTTAAATCTACTTTGATTCCTTTTTTACCAGTCTCTCCAGATGGTTCTAAATAGATTGGCCAATCATCACCACCAAGATTCATAGTAGTTGATATCTCACAACTAAATCTATCTTTATGTCTTTTAAGTTCATCACCTTTTTTATAAATTCTTGCATAAGTATAAGCTGGATATAATTTTAATCCTGTTACCTTTTCCATTTCTGGTTGGCATTTTAACATTAAAGTTTCCATAGCTATATTAGAATACTGACTGTATGTATGTGGTATCTGTTCATCCTGTCCTTCATAGTGACCTATAATATTTTCAAAAGGTGAGATGTATCTTGTAGCTTTACAAGTATCATAAACTTGTTTCTGCATCATAAAATAATTTGCAACAAAACCAGCTAAGTCTTTTGATATCGCTTGACGTATAACTGTATACTTTTTTTTCTTAAACATCTTTAGCCATTTCTTTTGGCACAGCTTGTATATTCCAATGCACAAATCTAAATGGTTCTATTCCAAAGTCTACACTAAATTCGTGTTCTAAATATCCTGGAAATATAATCAACGTTCCGGGTGTAGGTTTAAAGTGAATCAATTCTGATCCAGCTAACACACCTTTTTGATCTTTCATTTTTAATTTAGTAGCACGTGCCCCTGTTCGAGGTTCGTGAAATACTGGCATCGATGTTTTGTCACTACATTTTAAAAAGTAAAAACCTGATACGTGTTGGTTCCAATGCACGTGTGCAGAATGATGACCACCACCTTTTTTAGCAAACTCTTGTACCCACATCTCACTAAACATAGTTACATATTGTTGCATATCATAACCTTGATGATCTAAATATTCCCAAGACTTTTGACCAATATAATCTCTAAAGTCTCTAAAATTATTATC